ATCCCACATCCATTCACCAGCAAGTTCCCAATCTTCAGGTTTCAAACTAATTGTTGCAGAAACATTATGACTATTTGAACCGTTTCTATGACCTGGTTTAACCCACTCTTGTGTAATTTTCTTAACACGTTCCAATAATTGGAATGGACTTTCAGTTCTTAAAATCGCCCCTTCAGGTGCCTTTTGTGGAACAGAAATTACCGCTGTATCATGTGGACGGAAAAACTCATCTTCAACTAATTCAGGGTGATTATTTATTAAATAATTATAAATTGATTCATTTTTACCAACACGAATTCTACGAATATAATAATCATTATGCCAAGCGTGAATTCCTGAAGATGTTCCTAAAGTTAATGAAGTTGTTCCCGCTGGTTTTACAGTTGTAGTACGTGCTGATTTGTTAATACCTATTAACTCAGCAACTCTTGCGTTTTCTTCTTTAACAACTTTAGCCGCCTCTTTCATATCATAACCCAAAACAACACCAGAACCTATACCTGTCATAGATACACCAATTAAAGCATCTTTTTCGGTTGTTCTTTTCCAAACATCACGAAGATAATGGAAATTAGTATATCCTGCTTGAAGTGTTCCTATAAATGCCGCAGCTTTAACACGAGCATTTAAATCTTCTTGTGAGTCAATGTCCGAAACATTTACCTCACATAAATTACAGAACTGATTTGGTCTTAATGCGATTTCACAACAAGGGTTTGTTCCCCAATCTTTATCGTTTGTGAAGTAGATACCAGGTTCTCCTGCCCCTGAAGCCTCAACACGTTTCCATAAATCCATAAAGAATTCTCTTGTAATTTTATGTCTAACTAATGCCGCTGAGTTATTTGCTCTACCTCTTTGTGGATTTTTCTCCCACCACGCACCTGACTTACAAGATATCATTTCTTGATCATCAGCACTAAACAACGAGATAAGAGCCGCTCTTCTAATACCACCTGCTAATACCGCATCAGCAATATGACATACCATATCGTGAACCTCAATTGGTGTTAATTTTTCACCATCATTTTTTGATTCTAACATAGTAGTTAACTTATAGATACAATCTTTTAATGGTTGAGGTCCTGGTGCTTTACCACCTGAAGTTACAAGTCTAGCTCCCTTTGGTCTAACATCAGAATAGTCAAACAATATTGTTGAAGATGCTTTACCAAAATATGATTTCATTAATACTTTAATAGCATCTGCCCATCCTTCAATAGAATCTCCAATTAAAAATCTTGTTGTATATTTTGGATTTGGTTTTCTAATTTCAGGTAATTTTTCAACATGGTGTTTTTGAACTGAGTATCCAACACCTGTTCCACCTAATAATAAGAACATAGATTCTGAAAATGCATCTAAATGATCTATTGGTAAATAAGCACAGTTGTAAATTCTATTTGGTGAGATTTCAATTGGTTTTCCACCAAATTGCATAGATCTCATTGATGGTAATACTTTTTTATCATACACCATCTTATACACTTCTTTAATCTCATTTTTTAATGACGGGTATTTTTTAATATGCATTTCCATATTACGGGTTACCAATTCTTCCCACGTTTCGCGTCTGTTTAATTCAGGAACGAACTTAGCGTACTTCATGTAAACAGTTAAATCTGACAATATCCTTTGTGATGCGTCCATAATTTTTCTTTTTTTTTAGTTTATATTATTAATTTGTTGTTCTCTTTGTTTTCTTTTTTCTAAAAGTTCTTTAACTCTATCTCGTTTTCTTTCTTCTTGTTGTTCTTCAAACCCTAAGAAAGTTACCGAACTTTCAGTATCTATTTCAAGAAGTTCGTTATTGAACTTACAGTTCTCAAACACAACTCCGTCTTTACCAATACGTGACTTGGTAATTGCTATGGTAGCCAAATTCATCTCTTTTTGTTGTAATGTTTTTGCTACCGATATAATAACGTGACCTACCTGAGCTTTCTTAATAGATCCACCCATTTGGTCAGTTGTTACAACCTCAGAAGAGATTGATGATCTATTACCTTGTGTTGCTGTCCATCCCACCAAAGATAACTCATGACACATCGCTTCAAAACCTCTCATAACTGAACCCTCAGCTTTCCACTCATCCTTACTTGAACTCTCAGGAACCACACAATCAATATAATCCAAAAGAACTAAGTCGATTTTTGTCCCATCAGCAATCATTTTTCTAATTTGATTTTTGATTTGGTTCATAGACATAGAATCAGAAGGGAGTTTCTTTAATATCAACTCATTCTTCATTGTTTCTTTAATCTCTGTGATTTTACCCATCACAGTTTCTTTGTGTTGAACCAAATTATCTGGTTCAATTCCTGTCCAAAGTGTAAAGTGTTTGCGTTGAACTATTTTTGGGTTATCCTCAAAAAATATTTGAAGTACATTATAACCCATATTAAATGCAGTATTAGCGATTTTGGTTAAGATAGTTGTCTTACCAACCCCTGTTGGAGCAAGTATAACACCTATCTCTCCCTTCGCAAGACCACCTTTAAGTAATCTGTCAATTCCTGGTATTCCCATCGGAATTGGGTGTCTAAAATCCTCGTCTAATACGGTCTCAAGGTTAGAGAAGATGTCGGTTGTACCCGTATCTCTTTCTCCAACTTGTAACGCTTCACGAACTAAACCCTCAACTTTATCATAAGATTCAAAATCACCTTCTGTGATAATCTTTTGAGCCTTGTCCATAGCCTTTTGAAGTTCTTGTTGTTTACAAAACTTCAAAGCCTTTTCTTGAACAAATTGGGTTCCTTCAAATGGCGCTTCTTTGATTTGTTTGATAGTATCAAGTACTATTTTAGCAACCAATTCTTGTGAGATTTCAGATTTAACGATTTGTTCAAGAGTATCGAAATTAGGTGTTGATTGATACTTCGCATGATACTCCTTTGTCATCTGTAAAATAATCTTAAAGTACTTGTTATCAAAATAAGTACTCTCAATAACATCCATAATTGATGTTGAAAATTCTTTATCTACTATAAGTTGGTTTAAAAGTTGTATTTGGAAAGTGTTCCCTAAGTAATCAAAATTCTTATTCATATATCGTTTGTTAAATCCCCTGTTTTATTAAATACTTACTTACTTAGGTCAAGACCCAAATATTCAAAACTTAATTTTGGAGATGAAAAAATGTCAGTCAATTCACGAAGAACATTTTTTAGAAATGGTCTTACATCAACAGTATAACGAACTTTTGGTGGGAATAATTTTCCGTCAAAATATCTATGACAAATTGTCTGTTCCCCAACTCTAACATAAAGATTGAACCTTTCGCTACCCTCAGTAAATGAAGTATTCATAATAGTTGGATCTGCACAAATCGCATCTTTATTGTCCGTCATGTAGATAACTGTTTTCATTTTTAAGTCATACTGAAGTTCTTCACTTAGTTGTTTCATAAAGTAATGCAATTCTAAAGAATTTTTAGCATCGTAATTGAATCCTCTAACATTAAAAAACCTTTGAACTACAATATTATCATTTAATGATAATAAGAATTCCATTTTTGTACTGTCTTGTTCTTTCATAATTTAATTTTTGTTTGTGTTTCTTTTTTCTTTTCTTGTTAATTTCATAAATGGTTTGAGGAAGTTAACCCAAGCGTCGTCGTTCTTGGGAAGATACTTAAAGAGACCGTCTTCCATCATCATTCTCATTAAGTTTTTGTATCCCCTATCTGTGGGATCTATTGTATCTACTAATATTTGTTCTACTAAAGTTTTTCCATCATCAGTTATTAAAGGGTTAGACAAATCAACTATTTTGTGGTTTATATTATAAAACTCATCACCAAATATACCACTTTTTGTCTTACCAATCAAAATATTTTCTAAAACTTTTGATTTCTTTTCTTGAATGATAAGTCGGGCATTATCTTTTATTTCGTTGATAGTGAGTGATTTATCACGCAAATCAGGGAATAATTTAAGTAAAGTTTTTTCTCCAAGACCTTCAATACCATTAATATTGTCTGATTTATCACCAGTAAAAATTTTGGTTATTAAAACATTATAGTGGGGAATCTCAACTTTGTTAATTGATATCGTATCACCATTCCTGTAGAATCTTTTTTTGGTTGGTGAGTATACTATCACATTTTCAGAAATAAGTTGTGTAAGGTCTTTATCCGACGAAAAAATGGTAATACTTTCATTGGTTGCAATTTTACAATAATAAGCGATAAGATCGTCCGCCTCATTGTATGGAACTTCAATTTGTCTTACAAATATCTCTTCAAGATATTGTTTAACACGAATGTTCTGTTCAAGATATGATTCAAGTTTATACTCATTCAAATCTTGTCGTCTATTTGCCTTGTATTGAGGATATAATTCTTTGCGTGTGGATGACCCATGTTCTGAGTCCCACATAACAACTACCTTGTCATAGTTAAATTCTTCAAGGAATTTACGAATTGTATTAATAAAATGATAGATTGCCCCTAAGTGACTACCATCACTATAAAGGTCTTTTACTCCATGATAGCCAATCTTCATCAGATTATTGCCATCGATTAAAAGTGTTTTGGTCACATTTGTGATTTTAAGTGTTAAACAATATACTAATCTTCTTTTTCTTCCTTTTCTTCTTTCAAATCAAAATCACCATCAGTACCGATAATATCTTTCCAATAGTCAGCATGTTCTTTTTTGTATGATTCAATAGACACCTTTTCCTCAGCGGCTTCTTTACCTGCCAAAAATCCATGTGGTGTTACAATTATTTTACCGTCTTCATAACCCAAACCATTGATGTGGTTCTTCATTACAGATACCTTAGTTCTAATCGCAAACTTAACACTTCTCTTATCTTTTGTTGCTGTAATCTTATTTGTTCCAGCACCTTTTTGATTTCCAAATAAAAATACCAAAGATGAGTTTAACCAAATAGCATTTCCACCCTTTGCCATAATTTTGGGTTGACCAAATGGATTATCGGGGAGTTCCACCCAAGGCTGATTCACGATAACCAATGTATTTTCGTATTTTGAATCTGATTTACGAGACCCTGAAATTCTTTGGTTAATACCCATACCAATCTTGTCTGCTAATGTGGACGCATTGTGTTGCTTTCCACCCTT